ATAAAATGCGTTTGATTGAACTGCATTTAACCATGGCATACAATGCCAAGATTAATCCTGAAGATGTTTACTCACAAGTTCGTATGTGGGATACTATCATCTATAATCATTTGCGTAAGAAAGGTATTGTCATCCCAGCAAAGACTTCTTCAGGTAAAGATGCACAGTTCGAGGGTGCTTTCGTTAAAGATCCAATTATCGGTATGCATAAATGGATGGCATCCTTTGACTTGAACAGTTTGTATCCACACTTGATTATGCAATACAACATCAGTCCTGAGACATTGACCAGCGAGAAACTTTCTGTCAGCGTTGACAAATTGCTTAATCAAGAAGTGGATACATCTTATGTTAAACGAAGAGATTTAACTCTCACTGCAAATGGTTGGACATATCGTAAAGACATCAAAGGTTTTATGCCTGAGTTGATGGAGCAGATGTATGCCAATCGTAGTAAGTTTAAGAAACAGATGTTGAAGGTTGAGCAAGAATATCAGAATGATAAAACAAAGACTCATCTGTTAAAAGATATATCTCGTCTTAATAACCTGCAGATGGCGATGAAGATTGCTTTGAACTCTGCTTATGGTGCGATGGGTAATCAATACTTCCGTTACTTTGATATTCGTATGGCTGAAGGTATTACCACCAGTGGTCAACTATCCATTCGTTGGATGGCAAACAAGTTGAATGCATTCCTTAACAAAACTCTCAAGACAGAGGGTAAAGATTTCGTTGTTGCTATTGATACTGACTCAATCTATCTAACATTGGAAGAATTGATTGAGAAGATTTGTGAAGGTAAAACTACTGAGCAGAAGATTAAAACAATGGACAAGATCTGCGAAGAAGTATTTCAACCATTCATTGATCAAGGTTACAGTGAATTGGCTGACTACATGAATGCTTATAGTCAAAAGATGGTTATGAAGCGAGAAGTTCTTGCTGACAAAGCAATCTGGACTGCCAAGAAACGATATGTTATTAATGTTCATAATTCGGAAGGAGTGCAATTTGCGAAACCTAAAATCAAAGTTATGGGTTTGGAGATGGTCAAGTCGTCTACACCTGCGGTTATTCGTGACAAACTTAGGGATTCGCTACAAGTTATTCTTGCTGGCGATCAAAAAGACCTACATACATATGTAATGGGATTTAAGAAAGAGTTCGATAAACTTCCAGTGCATGAAGTGGCATTTCCTCGTGGTGTGAATGGTATGAAACAGTATGCTGGTTCTCCAATTTATGCAAAGGGAACACCAATTCATGTTCGTGGTGCATTGCTTTACAATCATCACTGTAAGCGTATGGGACTGGATAAGAAATATCAACCAATTCGTGATGGTGATAAGATTAAGTTTGTTTATGTTCGCACACCAAATCCTTTACAAGAAGATGTGATTGCTTTTAGTCAACATCTTCCAAAAGAGTTTGGACTGGAAGCATACATAGATTATGACAAACAATTTGAAAAGGTATTTCTTGATGCTCTACAAATTGTCATTGAACCACTAGGTTGGAAGACTCAAGAAGAAAGTTCGTTGGAGGATTTCTTTGGCTAATATCAGAGTGATTAAAAAAGGAATAAATGTATCTAAGATACTGAAACAATTACATCAGTATCCAGAGGATTGGGGTGCTCAGAAAAACATTGAGGGTGTAGGAGATCTTGTAGATGATTGCGGATTCCCTGCAGTTGAAGCAGGTGTTCTGCAATTAGTCATGGGAGTTATCTCATCCAAAGACCAGTATGTGGGTGATAGTGAGATCTCCTCATCAACACCTGCATGCAATCATCATACAGAAGTTATTTCTTTCTTAAAAAGACACTTCAAGAAATTTGATAGATGTGGATTCTTATCATTGCCAGTGGGTGGAGAAGTTGGGCAACATATTGATATTGGATCTTACTATCAAACAAGAGATAGATATCATCTTGCAATTCAAGGTGCGTATGATTATACAGTTGGAGGAGAGACTGTAAGAGTAGAAGAAGGTGACTTGATTTGGTTTGATAATAAACAATCTCATGGAACAAAGAATGTTGGAGATGTTGTAAGAATTACATTTGTGTTTGATGTTCCACATTCCAAGAACAATCCATAATTGTCTTGCAACAAAAGTTATTGTATAATAGGAGATATAAATGAAAGTGTTAAAATTTTATGCCGACTGGTGTGGTCCATGCAAAGCATTGACTCAGGTAATTAATAATGCTGGAGATAAAGTTACAATCCCAGTTGAGAATGTAAACATTGATGAGAACATTTTTCTTGCACAAGAGTTTAGAGTTCGTTCAGTTCCAACTATGGTATTGGTTGACGATACTGAAAATGAAATTAAACGACATGTTGGTTTAGTGAACGAAGAGAAACTATTAGAATTTTTGAAAGGTTGATATGGGTATCTTAGATAAGATTAAAAAGAATACAACGATTAAAGACTCTGCTATTCTGGCAGACTCTAAGTTCTTCACGAAGAAGGACATGATTCCAACTACAATTCCCATTATCAATGTGGCATTGTCTGGTCGTCTTGATGGTGGTCTTACTCCAGGATTGACAATGTGGGCTGGTCCAAGTAAACACTTCAAGACAGCATTCAGTTTGTTGATGGCGAAATCATACTTAGACAAGTATGAAGATGCAGCATTATTGTTCTATGACTCAGAGTTTGGAACTCCACAATCTTATTTCGATACTTTTGGTATTGACACTGACAGAGTGCTTCATACTCCTGTGACAGATGTTGAGCAACTTAAATTCGACATCATGCAACAACTGCAAGCACTTGAACGAGGAGAGCATCTTATCATTGTCATTGACTCAATTGGAAACCTTGCGTCTAAGAAAGAAGTAGAAGATGCATTGGATCAGAAAGCAGTTGCTGATATGAGTCGTGCAAAACAGATGAAGAGTTTGTTCCGTATGGTTACACCTCATTTATCAATGAAAGACATTCCACTCGTTGTAGTGAATCATACATATAAAGAGATTGGTCTTTATCCTAAAGACATCGTTGGTGGTGGTACTGGTTCTTATTATTCAGCAGATAACATCTTCATTCTTGGTCGTCAACAAGAGAAAGATGGTAATGAGTTGACTGGTTATAACTTTATTATTAATGTTGAGAAAAGTAGATATGTTAAAGAAAAATCTAAAATACCTGTTGCTGTATCTTTCGATGGTGGTATTAGTAAGTGGAGCGGTCTCCTTGATCTTGCACTCGAAAGTGGTCATGTAACTAAACCATCCAATGGCTGGTATGCAAAAGCAGGTGAAGATAAAAAGTATCGTATCAAAGAAACAGAAACAAAAGAGTTCTGGATGCCAGTTCTTATGGACAAATCATTCTATGATTTTGTAAAGAACAAATACTCTATGGGTATGGGTGATATGATTAAGGCAGATGACTTGGATAAGGCACTTGAGGAATTGGAATTCGATGAAGAGTAATTTACCCATTATTGTTACAGAAAACAAACACAATGGTCTTCAAGCAATTAAATTGACAGAAGGTGCATTTGAGGGTATAATTTATACCTATGGGAAAGTTAGTATTGATGCAGATGAAGAGAATGATAAAATTCATCTAAAGTTTGAATACGAAATTCTTGATTATGCAGATAAAGGCATGACAGACATGAAACCTTTTGAAGCATACATAGGTAAGATACTTGAAGGATTAATTCACGAGGGTGTCGAAGAAAATAATTTAACATACACAGGCGGAGTTGATGAGAATAGAACAGAAGATTCTAAGCAATCTGATACATGATGAGCATTATTGTCGTAAGGTAATTCCGTTTCTAAAGAAAGAGTATTTTACAGATCGTAAAGAAGCAATTATCACAAGTGAGATTGTTTCTTTCTTCACAAAGTATAACAAACCAGTAACAAAAGAAATCCTGTCTATTGAAGTTAGTAATAGAAAAGATCTTAACGACAAAGAGTTAGTTGAACTTACCGATTATATCGGTAGTTTGAATCACGAGCCAGTCAATGAAGACTGGATGTTAGAGAACACCGAGAAGTTTTGTAAAGATAGAGCAGTTTATAATGCGATCCTTAACTCAATTAGTATCATCGATGGGCGAGATAAAGTTCACACAAAAGATGCGATTCCTAGCATCCTTAGCGATGCACTTGCCGTTTCTTTTGATAATCACATTGGTCATGACTATTTGGACGATCATCTTTCAAGGTTTGATTACTATCATAGGGTTGAAGAGAAGATTCCATTTGACTTGGAAATGTTCAACAAAA